GTCGCTAATTCCATAAAAGAATTTGGGTTTAGGCAACCACTTGTTGTTGATAAGCATTATAATATTGTAGCAGGCCATACTCGTTACCAAGCCGCCAAACAAATAGGTTTAAAAGAAGTTCCTGTTCACATTGCTAATCTCAATAAAGAACAATTAAAAGCATATAGGATTGCTGATAATAGAGTTAATCAGGAAAGTGAGTGGGATTATCAATTACTACACAATGAATTAAAAGATTTAATTAACGAAGATTATAATATGTTTACTTTAGGATTCGAAGGTCTTGAGCTTGAAAATATCATTCACGCTGATAATTTCTCTACTAAATGGCTTGACCAAATGAAAGAGTGGAAGAATATGCCAGAATTTAAACATGATGATAAGACTCCTTATAAAAGGTTGGTAGTTAATTTTGAAACTAAAAAAGATGTAGATTCCTTTTTCAAATTAATTAAACAGGAATATACCGACAAAACCCAATACGTTAATATTCCAAAAAGAAAACAACAAGTGTTAAAAGACAAGGGGTATGTTTCAAAATAATCCGCAGTTTCCTTTATATATTCCGTCAAAAGGAAGATTTAAACAGCGATTAACAGTTAAAGCATTGGAAGAAATGAAAATACCCTATACTGTTATTGTTGAAGAACAGGAATACAAGGACTACGTTTCTGTTATTAATAAAAAAAACATTTTAGTATTAGATAAAACTTATCAGAAGAATTATGATACTTGCGATAATTTAGGAGATACTAAAAGTAAGGGGCCAGGGGCAGCTAGAAATTTTGCTTGGGAACATTCCATTAACAATAATCATAAATGGCATTGGGTCATGGACGATAATATAGCTTATTTTGCACGATTTAATCGCAATTTAAGGATTAGGTGTTATGACGGTACTCCGTTTAAAGTTATGGAAGATTTTACTTTACGTTATAAAAATGTAGCTATGTCAGGACCATCTTACCTAATGTTTGTAACTGATAGAGATGCACCTCGTTATCCGCCTTTCACAGTGAATACTAGGATTTATTCTTGTAATTTAATTCGCAATGATATTCCTTTTCGTTGGAGAGGTAGGTATAATGAAGATACCGATATATCTTTAAGAATATTAAAGGCTGGGTGGTGTACCATTCAATTCAATGCTTTTTTGCAACACAAAACAAATACTCAAGCTATGAAAGGGGGGAATACAGATGATTTTTACCTTAAAGAAGGTACTATTCCTAAAACAAAAATGCAAATTCAATTACACCCTGATGTTTCTAAAGCTGTTTGGAGATTCGGTAGAGTACATCATTACGTTGATTATAGTAAGTTTAAAAAAGAAAATAGACTAATCCTTAAAGATAAATTAAAGATTAGTAGTAAGCCTAATGAATATGGTTTGACCTTAATTAAAAAATAGTTAAAAAGGACATAATGGCACGACCTAAAGCAATTATAGATACAGAAGCAATTAAGAAATTAGCACAACTACATTGTACTTTTGACGAAATTGCACAATTTTGTAATGTTTCTACAAAGACTTTACAGAGGCGTTTTGTCCACACTATAAAAAAGGGGCGTGAGATGGGCAAAATTAGTTTAAGGAGAGCTCAATTTGAAAAGGCTTTAAGCGGTAATGTAGTAATGCAAATATGGTTAGGTAAACAACATTTAGATCAAAGAGATAAACAGGAGATTACAAGTCTCCACGAACCTTTGCCTTTAATCATAGAGGGTAAAAGTGGTTGATAGTATTTTAGCTTTTATTGAGAAGTGGTCATCAAAAATTAATGTATGGGCTTGGGATTTAAGGCGGAAAGATAGGAAAGATACTACCCACGCAGAATGGATTAAAGGATATAATAAATGGAAAGCCTAAAAACCTACGAACAATTAAAAAGTCAAAATAATGTATTATCTATAACAGTTAAAAAGTTAAGTGAGTTTTTAGCTAATGCTAAAAAAACTATTAAAGAACGTGATGATAGAATGGCTGAATTATTAGAACAAGAGAATGCTCATCAAAAATTAAATGGTAAAATGCAATTAAGAATTACTGAATTAGAACAAGAAACGTCAGAAACTAAAATAGACAATAAAAAACAAACTGATCGAATTAATGATTACCTCGATCAAATTAAAAAAATGAATGATACAGTTAATCAGTTAAGAAAAAGCGGAGCATTATGACTGATAAAGAAATATTTAAAGGGGTTACCTACCACTCTCTTGATAAACAAATTGATGGCACTCATTACAAAGGATTTAAAATTGAACCAGCACAATTTATTTCAGAAAACAATTTAGAATGGGCAGAGGGGGAAGCTATCAAATATATTTGCCGACACAAATTAAAAGGGAAAGAAAAAAGTTTAAGAAAAGCAATTCATTGTATTGAGATAATTATTGAAAGGGATTATAGCTAATGAATGAAATTTGTTTTAATAATTTGGGTATGTACTTTTTTAGAAGGTAAGGCATGCCTAACCCCCCAACAATATCCTTTAATATACGATAGTTGGTATGAATGTAATCGCGATGCACTTAAAAAATCCAGTATTCTTTTAAGTAAAATGGGGTATAAATATGTTAATGATAATAAAATTGGGATTAAATATCATTGTAAAACTATTGAAACACATTCTTCTTAATGTTTAATGAAGCTGAATTTAACTAAACCTCAATTAGATGTATTCAAAGCAAAACAGCGATTCAAAATATTAATAAGCGGTAGGCGATTTGGCAAAACCTTTTTAGCCATTGCCGAAATAATGAAATATGCCAGTCAAATTAATAAAAAGATATGGTATGTGGCTCCAACCTATAAACAAGCTAAAACAATTTGTTGGTCAGATTTAAAGGCGTTATTAAGTAAGTTTAATTGGATTGATGATATTAACGAAAGTGATTTACATATTACAATCAAACAAACAGGATCTCAAATATGGCTAAAGGGTGCTGATAACTATGATAATTTAAGAGGTGTTGGTGTAGATTTTTTATGCCTTGATGAGTTTGCTGATATACCTCCTAAAGCATGGTACGAAGTATTAAGAGCAAGTATAGCAGATAGATTAGGCAACGTTTTATTTTTAGGAACTCCTAGGGGTTTCGGTAATTGGGCTTACGAACTCTTTTTAAAAGATCAAACAGATAAAAAATGGAAATCTTTTAAATACACTACATTAGAGGGAGGTATAGTTACTAAAGACGAAATAGAACAGGCTAAAAAAGATTTAGATATAAGAACTTTTAGGCAAGAATACCAAGCTAGTTTCGAACAATATGCTGGTGTTATTTATTATAACTTTGATCCTATTGAGAATATTCAAGTTAAAACTAAAATAAGTAAAAAATATCCTATTCATATAGGTTTGGATTTTAATATTGATCCTATGAGTGCTTGTGTTTGTCAGCTTATTGATAATAAACTTCATTTTTTTGAGGAGATTATTATTTACTCATCTAATACAGATGAAATAGCAAAAGAGATTAGTGAAAAATACAGAGGTTGGAAGATATTTGTTTATCCTGATCCAGCTTGTAGGCAAAGAAAAACAAGTGCTGGCGGAAAAACAGATTTAAGTATATTACAAAATTATGGTTTTATATGTAAATTGAGAGGAAGGCATACGCAAGTTAGAGATAGAATCAATGCAGTCAATTCAAAATTAAAAAATGCCAAAGGTATTCGGCACATTTTCATTGATCCTACTTGTAAAATAATGATAAAAGGATTACAAAGACAATTATACAAAGAAGGAACAAATATACCTGATAAAGCAAATGGACTGGATCACATGAATGACGCATTAGGATATTTGGTTGACTTTTTATATCCTATAAGATCAGAAGTAAAAATAGAAGATATAGGTAGATGGAGAATTTTAGAACATGGCATATAGTTTCCAAGAAATAATTAGAACCCACCAAGATTATGACGACCACCACAATCAATGGTCTTATTTTATCAGAAGTTATTTAGGGGGTATAGAATATAAAAACGGAAGTTATTTACA